GTATCTCAAAAAGAATTTCAGCAGTTCTTTCCCGAGTCTGGTTGGGTCGAACACGATGCGATGGAAATCTGGAATACGCAACTCGATCAGGGTTTAGCTGAACACCGCCAGTGATGCCGCTGATCTGGGTGACCTCATCCTGAGAGAGCATGGTCTTGTGGCCGTGCTCCTTGTTCCAGTCTTCCCACCACTTGATGGCGGCGATCGTTTCGTCGCTGGGCTTCTTGGCGTTGATCTGCGCCGACGTTGGTTTCCTCGGAGCATCGACTGGCTCAAGGACCACGCGCTTGGCGTATTCTTCCGCCTCCAGAACCGACAGGTGCGTCAGAGTGCCAATGTACTGAGCGCCCGTCTGCTCAGCGCGGTATCCGCCGAACTTCTTGGAGTAGAAGTGAGCGGGTGAAATCGACATCTCCTTCAGGTCAGAGATGGCGATTGCTGGGTCACGGCGGTACACCGTTTCATCCAGCAGGTGATGGATTCCATCTGGAACAAGGGTCGGCTCCAGAAACGGAACAACAGCTTCGGTAGATTGAGTTTCCATGGTTCAGGTCAATCAACTTGTCAGGCTGTTGCCTTGGCGAGGAACGCGGCTGTATTTGACAAGATCTTCTCAGCGTTGGTTACAGAGAGATCCCGGAATGTTTGGCCTTCCTTGATCCATCCAAGCGTTATCAAGAATGTGTTGGCCTTGGGCTCGTTAGCTCCGATGACAGTGGTCAACTGGGTCTTCCACAGCGGCTCACCACCAGACATGCGCCACGCTTCAAGCTGGGCACCGGTCTCTTCGGTGATCATAAAGATCTTGTCCACGAAGAGGCCAGAGCGGTCCTTGGAGACCGCAGCCTGATGGTTGAGCGCCACGTCGAACACGGTCGTGAACTCGTACTCGATACCGTCACGCATGATCGGCGCGAGACCGACCTTTTTGATCTGAGTCTTGCCGCGATCGTCCTTCTCTTGGACATAGTCCATCTTGCTGCGCATACAGCAGATGACGTGAGCGGGGGACTGAAGCACCGCTTTGACGATGCCGCCGAACTTGTCACCAGCGATCTTCCAGTTCGTGTAGGAGTTACCGCCGCGCTGGTCGAGCTTGTCCTTGTAGTCGAGGATGCCTTCCCAGAAGTGGGACGCGCTGTCGATGACGATGGCACCGTACCCAGCCTCCACGGCTGCGTTGACGCCATCAACGAACTTCTCGTTGTCGAACGGAGGGGTGATGTCGAGCGTATCGAAGTCGAAACGGTCGGCATAAAGTGAGGCCGAACGATTCTCGGTGTCGATGAGGGCGATCTTTCCGGTGGGTCCAACAAGACCACGGGCAAGGCGCAGGGACGAGTAGGTCTTTCCCGAACCGGAAGGTCCGGTCACAGCGAGCTTGAGGAACACCTTCTCGCGGGTGGCTTTTCTGAATGTAGGTATACTCATGGATTAACTAGAAGACGCCTAAACGTCTTTTAGACCGAAGCGACTCATCTAGTCGCGAACAATCGGCTTCCAAGACGGAGCGTCTGCAGAAACGACTCTAGGTGTATAACACCGAGAGTCAAGCTCCTGATTGAGGATTATCGAGTCTGTAAGTACGGATCGACCGAACCAGAGAAGTACTCCACTCGGTTGTGAAGCTGCTCGATGGTCCCGTCATTGATGATGGTGTCATGGATGACGCCGCCATCGTAGAGCTCTTTCAGCCGGTCACGCTCCCATTCGGTTGCCGGTTCAATGTTGGGGCGTCGAACTCGCAGGATGATTCCGCCACGCTTGATCCATTCGCGGGCCTCACGGAGGCGAACGAGTCGGGTATTGACCGCTCGTCGAGGGAGAGTGTTGAAAAACTCCCTCATCACGCCGTCGTAGTTGACTTCACCCCACTGCTCCAAAATTGGGCGAATCTGACGCTTTTCAGAATCGATCTCGGTGAATGCTGAAAAGCCGAGATGCTGTTTCACCAGAGAGTCGATCTGACTCTTGATGATGTCCCCGAAAGCGACGCGGTTCCACCCGATGCTGATCAGCTTCGCGGCGGCAGCGTCCTTCCCCTCGCGGGCATAGCCAGCGAAAGCGATCAGGTTAGCCATGTTGAGTTCAGTTCTGGAACTTCAACGGAGTCTGGAAGTCGATGGTGAACACCGACGCATTGGAGGAAACGGTGCCGTCGAAGTTGATGTACGCCAGTAGAGAACTTGTGGCTGGGTTGCCAGTGGGGAGATAGATGATCGCGCCTTTAGCCGTGATGGTCGAACCGCCACCGCCGAGACCCCACTGCACGTCGTTGATTTCAACCTGCACGAAATTGCCGGACTGATTGGTGGTGGTCGTAATGTTGCCGAGCACCTTGCCACCCGTGTCGTACCCGGACCCGGAGGCTTCAACAGCGCCAGCAGCCAGCGCGTCGCTCAGGTTAACGTGAGTCTTGGAGTGGGTGTAGCTCGACGAAGATCCGAGGAGCAGCACCTTGTATGGAGGCGTCGATCCGGCAGGAGTGGTGGCGAGAGTCATTGTCCCAGAGATGATCTGCTCTAGGGCCTTGTTGTAGATGGTGGTCGTAGCCATAAATCGTTTTGGTGCCTACACGGTTTCTATGTGAGGCGAAAGTCGGAGTCGCTCAGCGGGTTACCAAAGAATCCGTCTTGCCCAGTAGTTGGCCGAGAACTTGTCGTCCTTGGTAAGCTGTCCGCTCTTGTTGCGAATGCCTCCAGATCGGTTGAGGTAGTTGGCCCGACGCTTGGGGTTCTTGTGTTTGGTGAAGTCGCTGTAGCCACGATGGCCGAACGGCACGACCTTCACCTTGTTCCCCTTCTTGGCGAGCACACGCTTCTTGTGGATGTCACCGGGAGGAGCGGCCTTGGGCTTGTTGAAGCCGGGGAACCGCTCACCACGGTACATGATGCCGCCTGACGGTAGACGTTTGACACCCTTGATTGCTGGCATGGTTCAGTTCTCCTTGATTTCAACCGCTTCGGTTCCGCCGTTACCAGCGTTGACCATCACGTTGACTTGCGTCGGTCCAACCTGAGCACGAGGCGCGAATCCTGGCAATACAACCATGGCCTCAGCTTTGGCTGTTTCAGCGGCCTGTTGTGCTGACTTGATCAGAAGCTCGGCAGCCTTGTTCGATTCACTGATCAGCGAGGCGTGTACCTTCATTACACCGATCATTGATTCTGGATCAGGGAACTCGCGGTTCTCGATCGCCGACTCACAGAAGTCCATAGCCCTGTCAGTGCGTGCCAGATTCATTGCGAGCCGCGATCTTCCAAGATGGATTGCGCCAACCTGAGATACGAACTCACCAAAGATGCCAGCTGCCTTCAGCTGCTTGGCGTCAATGATATTGAACCCAGCCTCGCGTGCAGCCTTCTCAGCCACCGCCATAGAGATCGGGGGTTTGCTACCAACAGGACGCACTTGAGTAGAAGTGCAGTCGTTTTGTTCAGCGGGAATCGGCGTCATTGATCCAATTTTTCTTGAGGTTCATCTCTACCAGCCAGCATTCCTTGTCCGGTAATTTGGCAGCTAGGGGTATGTAACACCAGCACCCCACTGTCGCCCGGCCGCCGTCCGGTTGCTTGATCGTCTCCCCGTGATGACCGCACGTCATCATTCTCTTGTTGTAGAGCGGACATTTTGAACAGGCGCGCAGCCTTCTCCTCCAGGTATTGAGCGGAGTCCTCGATACCGAGGAAATCATCAACGCTGCTGTCGCTGCCCTCGTCGCATTCAAGAACCGGGGCAGGGCCAAGGACAGTGGGAGATGCTTGAACAAACTGCATACCCCGCTGACCACGACGCCACAGTACTCGGCAAGTCGGCGCAGTCTCTTTTTGAATGTGAGCAGATAGGATCTCATAAACGGTCTCTTCAATTTGCGAAACACGGTTGGCCCAGCGTTTGACGTATGGGATTGACCCAAGTTGGGCGGCCGCTTTCCCCTCTACATCGTCACAGGTCTTTTCCCAGTCTGAGTCGTGCAACACCTCGACAGTCCAGGAGAAAAGGGGGTTCCCACGACGCATGTGGCACTCGGTCAATTCAGACAATCTCACAACCCTTGAGGCCGCTGTGAAAGCCATGGACAACAGTCTCTTCGACTCGCGCACCATGAGCGCCTTGCGCAGTGTCGGGTAGCGCGCAAGGACGATCTCTTTCCAGTTACGACGATATGGCACAGCAGCCAGCCGGATCGCTCCGAGACTCAATGTGTTGCCAGATAACAACCAGCCTGGAATCGCCTGCGTAACTGCTAAAAACGCGACGGTTAGTAGCTCCTTGTTTATTCCTGAGGTCGCAACTACGTGATCGATAAATGGATCAGACTCATGTGTTTTGCGTGCAGTCTTCGGTCTCTTTACGGACTCTGGTTCCGTGATTGGTCTTGGCACCTGACAGCCATCCCATAGGTAATAAAACTCAGGGGTGATCCCAATAGCCTTGGTGGCTACATGAGTGAATGAGCTAACCTCAATGATCCAACCAGACTTCAACACGGTTGCTCCACGCTGTGTCAGCACGCGATCCAGTTCCCCAGACTGAGCAAACCCCAGTGGAACAGCTGGGATGACGTGAACGTAGCCAACCTCATCAACAACGCAGTGCTGGCATTTGACTGGGATTGCCCATCCAGATTCACCAACCACCCACAGTTCGATGTCTCTGTCGTTGCAGTAGGTCAGCTTCATTGGGTGAAGACTACGGTCGGTTTCTTGGACACTGTAATGGCTCGTCGTTCTACATCCATAGGGGTCTCGCTGATGAGCATGTAGGTGAGTGCATCGAAGATGTGCTTGTTCTTGTCGCCGTCGCGGATTGGCTCGGCTCGGTTAGGTCCAGGCTTCATCTCTCGGATCATCTTAATGGTGTTGTGAAGTTGCGCCGATACGAAAACACGTCTGTCGAACAATAGCTTCTTCAGCAGTCCAATTCGCTGTTTCACGCTACCAGACCCCTTGGTCACCGCGTGAAGGACTATCTTACCCTGTGATACCTGACGCACTACAAGTTCGTCGTAGACATCGGATGCAGCGCGATATCTCCAAGCCGAGTTATCGGACCAATGACGCCACAGAACATTGGTGGTTCCGTGGGTGTCCTTGAGATAGTCCTCCCACCACTGCATCTTCTCCATTACCAACTCAGTGAAGTCAGCGATCGACACCTTGCGGTCAATGACAACCGCCTCGTCCAAAACATCGAAGATCGAGTTCCCGTCGTCACCAGTACGCTTGCAGCAGATTGAGCATGCGTGATTCACGTCACCCAAGTCCCAGCCGGTAAAGAGCTCGAAGCTGTTCTTGGGAGGCACAATAATCTCGTGATCGTCCTCGGTTGCGCTGGTCACGTTCCCAACGATGTGGGTGCCCGGAACAAAGACATCTGCGAAGTGGCCATCGCTCACGTCCTCAACCCATTCACCCATGACATAGCGAGCGTACAGCTGCTTGTCGTACATGTATTTGTTGATGAGGTCCTGCTTCTCCCGTGGATCAAGGAAGGTGTTGTCGTTCAGGCTGAACTGAATGCGCTGAAACTGTGACTCGAACTGCTCGTTGTCACTTGGTTTACGTGTGAGCCAGATTCCGGCCAGCCAGTGATTCACACCGTTCTCTGGTGGGTTCAGATCGGCGATGATCTGGTGGTTCTCGTATGGAATTTCAACGACACGCAGCTGGTCAGTCAGCACGTCGAAGACTATTCGGTCCTCGAACTGGTCAGCTTCCGAAAGCCACAGGAGTGAGAAGCGGGTTCCCTTGAACTTGGCTGATGCCTCCCAGACATTCTCCAGTGAATGCAACTGGACCTCAGACTCGCCACCGTAGGCGTTGCGGACACGGGCGTAAGACATCTTGGTCGCCACGTCCATGGTGGGCTCCTTGGTCCACTTCATGCCAATCTTGGCGTCCATCCACTGAGGCAAGATGGTCTTTGTGAGGTCCGACCATACGCCCACCTTCCCGTTCTTCAGGGTTTTAGCAATGATACCAACGGTGGCGTTGTTGTTCTCGAAAAGGTGGCGTGCAACTCGATGTGCGATCGCAAGCGATTTACCCGCTTTACGAGGGCCGTCCACCATGAGGTATCTGGCATACGAGTTGAATACCTCGAATCCCCGTGGTGAAAGATCGGGCAACCACCGCCCTTGAGTGTCTTGCATAAGGTCGGTGCGACTTTCGGTTGTAAAAGAGCAGGGCCGCAGGAAATCCTCCATCGAAAGTCGCCATCTATGGACTCTATCACACTCAAGCGGGACGGCCTCGACGAATCGATCAACTCGCTCGAACAGGGGGAAACCATGGAGATCCACGGTACTTTTACCGTCATCTCAAAGTCCGACACTGAGATTGTTGGTGAGCTCACCGACGTTAAGAAGTGTGGCCACATGGGTGAAGACGAATACGAGCTCGACGATGAGGAGGGAGAAGACGAGGGTGGTGAAGACGAGAGTGGTGAGTACGGGGGTCAGCCTAAAGGTAAGCCCATGATGCACGGAAAGAAGGGCATGGGCATCCTCATTATGATCGGCGGCCCAAAGAAGAAGTAACCCCTCAGACACATGGTCGATCTCGAAATCCTCAAAAAGCGCGGTGGAACGGTCGAAGAACTCAAGAAGAAGTTCACGGCCGAGAAGCTCGACGACAAGATCAAGGCGTTGATCGACATGAACTCGTCGCGCATCGACGAGGGTATCCAGCGCAACCTGAATGAGGCGCGTACTTGGTATGCGATCGACCAAGCGTTTGATGCTTCACAGCGTCAGATCACCTACACGCTCGTAGAAGGACTGCTGTCCAAGGGCACCTCTACGGAGAAGGTCATGGACGCCATGAAATCGATGGGTCTCACGTCGAGGCTGTCGAACATGTTGCTTCCGTTATGCAACTCGGACGGCACCAAGAAGTGCGGACCCGACGGCAAGCCGCTGATGAAGCTGGACATGCCGACCTTCTTTCACATTTTCGTACCGCTGGTTCAAGCCTACACGAAGATGCGCTGGGCCAAGCTGTTCAGCGATCGTGACATCTATCCGCTCTACAAGTACGAGCCGGTGTCCACGACGATGCAGAACCGCGTCCGCTGTGAGATCATCACCAGTCGCATTCAGCGAATGGTTCAGGAGATGGGCTACCGTGAGGATGAGCGCCAATCGATTTTGCAGATGCTCAAGTACGGCGTCTGCCTGAACTTCCCTGCTGAGGACTTCTACCGCGAGAAACAGATCTACCTCGAGGACAAGAAGGAGGTTGAGCGCACCATCAAGGAGGGTGTTCGATTCGAGATCCCTCACCCCAGCCGCATGTTCTACGACCTCAACAGTCGTTTGAGCACAGCCAACACCGACACCGGAATCGAGTACGCCGGTTTCTGGAACGTGTTGCGGTACAAGGACGTAAAGAACAACAAGCAGTTCTGGAACACCGAAAACATCCAGTTTAAGTACGGTTCTTGGGTGGAATCGAAGTACAACTTCTACCGCGAGATCAACCCGTGCATGCTCAAGTTCCCGGACCCGACGGCGTTCAGTCCGGGTGCCGGCGACGCTGATCGTATTCGCGAGGCGTACCGATACACGACCAATCACCAAGACGAGGGTGTTACTGTGGTCAGCTACTTCCAGAAGCTCATCCCGTCTGAGTGGAACCTGTTCGACTACGATCACCCGGTCTGGATGCGCTTCATCCACACTGGATCTCACACTGTCAGTCATGCTGTACCACTGGCCTACAACCCGCTGGTGGCCTACCTCTATGACGCGGACATGGGCAACGCCCGCAATTCCTCGCTCGCGCTGGAGATTCTCCCGTTCCAGGACCACCTGTCCAACATGCTCACCCAGTACATTCTGACGGTGAAGCAGAACTTGGAACGTGTCGTTTTCTGGAACGCTGATGTCGTTGATCAGAAGTACATCGACATCATCAACAACCTCGGTGAGAAGAAGTACCGTGGTGTCACTTTCGTTCCGTACTCCAAGCGCGAACTCAGCTGGCAGCAGCAGTCTGAGCGTGATGCCTTCACGCCGGTCCAGTTGCCGCAGGGGTCTTCCGGTGAGATCGCCAGTGGTGTGAACCAGCTTCTCTCCATGATGGAGCGGGTTCTTGGCTTCTCGCCGCAGGAGGTTGGTCTCCCTGCCGCTCACGAGCAGACGGCGCAGGAGGTGCAGATCATCGCCAGCAACACCAGCAACCGTCTGGAGCTCACTGGCAGTTTCATCGACGCTGCCATCAAGGCTCGCAAGAAGCTCCTCTATGAAGCCTTCTTGGCCTACTCCGATGACGAGGTGCTGGCTGACGTTGCCGAGGTTGATGACGTGAAGAAGCAGGCCCTCGACAAGATGGGCTTTGAAGTGGACGAGCCAGAAGGTCGGGGCACTACTGCCGGTATTCGTGGAAGCAAAGACGCCCTCCGTGTGGATGGCTTCTCGAGCGATCGCGAGGGGGCTGACCGTATCGTGGACTCCAAGTTGGCGGGGACCATGATTCAGACGTTCCAGTCAATCTTCGCAAACCCGGTGCTCGCTCAAGCTGCTGGGCTCGACCAGCTTGTAGACCTCTTCAATCAGGTGCTTGTCTACAGTGGAGCACCCAAAGATTTCCGCCTGCGTGTTCAGCCTCAACAGCAGCAACCATCGCCCGAGGAGGCTCAGCAACAACAGGCGGAACAGCAGCAGCAACAGGCTGCACAGCAACAGCAGATCCAAGAGCAGTTGGCCCAGATGGCCAGCCAGATTGTAGACGGGAAGCTGATGGAACTCAGCGAGGGTTTACGGACCAATCTGGTGGAGCCAATGCAGGTTCAGTCGCAACAGACCACACAGGCAATTCAACAGCTTGCCCAGCAGCAAGATCAACAGAGTCAGGCGCTGGTCAGGTTGTTTCAGATAATCCAGTCGGCACAGCAAGATCCCAATGTTGGAAGTCCAAGTCCGGTCGCTGGAGAGTACCCAGCAGGGCAGTCTCCAGAGATGGCTCCTGTCCCCGGAGTACTACCTCCTCAGGCAGTCCCTGTTGGCTGAGGTAGCTGTTCTGCAGGCAACTGCATCGAACGTCATCACAAGAAACGCAGACGCCATCCGCGCCCAGGCGGGATTGGACACTCGCGCATCTCAAGCTCTCAACCAAGCAGCGCGTCTTCAGACGTGTTTAGACATTCTCGCAACTGTGTCCTCAGAGGGATACCAATTCAAAACCGCAGAAGTGCATATCACGGACAAGCATGACAACTGAACAACAGCAGTCTCAAGACGCAGATCAGACAGGGCTCGGGCAGATGAATGCTGCTCGCAGCACGCCGGCCGAAAAGTCTCCGGCCGAAACCGCAGCCATGAATGAAGCCGCCAAAGAGGCGAGCATGATGCTGCTGGACAAGCTGCTGGGCGAGGAGAACCAAGCCGCAACCGAAGAGGCTCAACAGAACACGGAGGAAACCAACACCCAAGAGCAACCGGTTAAGAAGCCCGAGGAGAAGAAGCCGGCAAAGAAGGCTGAAAAGAAGCCTGAGCCCAAGGTCGAGCAGAAGCCTGTCGAGAAGACTCCCGCCGACACTGACGACGAGGAGCCTGAAGATCCCAAGCCGCGTCGCCGCATCTCTGCTGAAAAGATCACGGAGATGGCCAGCAAGGCCGCCGCTGAGGCTACCGCTGAGACGCTGCGCCAAATGGAGGAGCGCCGACTCGAGTCTGAGTACGCTCGAAAGCAGGAGGCTGCACGCCGTGAAGAGCAGATCGATATTCCAGAAGAGTTTCGCGACGAAGTGGAACGTCTTCGTGAGGTCCAGAAACTGCACCCCAATGACTACAAGGGGCGCGATCTTGCCAAGGAGTTCCTTGAGAGCTCTCAGAAGGAACGGGACTACGAGAAGAAGTGGCGCAAGGCAAACCCCGGCGTGGACTTCGACTGGGACGATGAAGAGCACTCTGACTTCGTTGACCAAAACGCCGTCGAGGTAGACGAGCGCCATCTGAAAAACGCCGAGCGTTCCATCATCAAGGAGCAGGCGATCCAAGAGGCTGAGGAACGGTTTGCCAAGAAGTACGGACAGGACATCGAGGAGGTGCGTCGTTCACGTACCGAGGCTCAGCTTGCCCCGTTGCGCCAGCAGGTGGACCAGATGGCTTCCAAGAGCTTGCTGGAGGCACTGCGGCCAGACCTCGTCGAGACGTTCGCTACCGACAAGGCCAAGGTCGTTGAGGAGATCAAGAACGACCCGATTGCCATGGAGGCGGTGGCTGCTGTCGAGCAGTGGAGCTTACCGGCCCTCGATGCCGCTGTGCGCGTCATAAACAACCCTAACAGCTACAACAGCAAGTCGCCCGAGGTGCAGCGGTTGGTCAACACCGCGATGCACGTTGAGAAGGTCTTGTCGTCAGTTCCACGCGAGGAGCGCCCCGTGGCGGAGGATGGTCGCAAGTTTTCCACCATGCGTGACTACGCAAACATGCCTGCCTCTCAGCGGGCCAAGTATTACACGGTGCGAGATGAGGAGTTGGTCCCTCAGCTGATTATCAAGACCGCTCAATACGAGGCCGGACGCATCAAGTCAGACCTGGAAAATAAGGCCGAAGCGTTCGCGAAACGCATGGGCTACACGAAAACGGAGAGTAAACCATCACAAAAGACGGAGCAGAAACCAGCCAGAGAGGCCAGTGCTCCAAGTGTCAGAGCTCAGGTGGCACAGCCTGATGCTGGCAATGATGACAACGGAAATGTCAACGGACTCCCTAAAGCGTTTTGGCAGAGCATCGGACTGTGATGGTGTTCTGCGCAAATTAGAGCAGCACAGATTGTAAAACAGAAAATGAGCGGACCTATTCACAAACTGGTCCGTTCAGTGAAAAGATGAGCATCGAAAGGAATAACTGAATATGCCTATTGCAACCCCTACCGACAACCTGTTCAGCAGGTGTCTTCCGGCCATCGGGACTAACATTGAGTCCTGTGGCGCTGTGACCGCGTGCGACGCCAAGGTCGTCACGTCCGGTGATCTCGCCTCGATCTACGGATCGAACGACACCAACTACCGCATTCTCGGCAACCTGATTGCCGCTGATTTCGTGGGAAAGGCTGTCGGCGTCCGCCAGAACGGTCTCTATGACTTTCTCCAAGCCAACAAGCGCGTGATGGGCGGCAAGCGCCTCAGCGTGCAGCAGGTGGCTGGTGGTGTCTGGGAGCTCTCGCCCTTCATCAAGATGGGCCGTAAGCGTCAGGTCAACAGTGAGTACTGGACCGCTCGTGTGGTCGCCGCTACCGGTGCCACCCCGTCCCAGACCAACGATCTGGACCTCAAGATCTACTCGCAGAGCTCCATCCCCGCCGACTCTCGCTGGTTCCCGAATGGTCTTCGGATCTTCGTGTCCGGTAAGAACGCTGGCGCTGGCGACCCTGCTGTCGGCGACACCACGTACCGCCTCGCGTTCGTCGTGAAGGCGTATGTGAGCTCCGGTTCCGATGGTAACGGCGCGTTCGTTCGCATCACCGTCACCCCGCAGAACGCTGGCTCTGTGTTCGCTGCTGCCAGTAACGCTGATGCTATCAAGGCCAAGGCCAAGATCCCGGCCAGCCTTGCTGCTGACGCCCTCCTCGGTCTTGTTGTGCGTGGCACTCCCAACGTCTCTGACTACGAGAGCCACTGCGCTGAGATCCCCGGCATCAACAACAACCAGCTGCTGCCGTTCTGGATCGAGACCACCCGGTACTCGATCTGTGAAGACGAGCTCACCCAGAAGTACCTGTCGGCGCTTCGGGATTCCAACCCGTTCTTCAAGCAGTTTGGTGACGTTGAGACCGTTGAGCTCAACCGCCAGATCATTGAGGATTTCCAACGCCGCCACGCGAACAGCTTCTTCTTCAACAAGCCGCTGAACGCGAACCAGACGCTCGCGAACTACAACAACCTCCCGGCCATCAATGTTCCCACCGGCTCATTGAACCTCGCCGTTGACGGTCGCTGCATTGGTCGCAAGGCCAACGCTACCGGCATCTACGAGCAGCTGGGCGAGTGCGGCCGTGTGTACGACATGGAGGCCGACACCCTCGACCTGAACAAGTTGTTCAACACGCTCTACCGCCTCCAGCGGGAGCGCGAAGCGGCTGGCACCAAGGCCGACATCATCGAGCTCTTCACCGACTCGTTCTACGCCAACCAGTTCATCATCGGCATGGTGAACTACTTCAAGGCCAAGTACGGCTCCGATGTGTTCCGCTTGACCATGCAGTTGAATCAGGGTGGCGAGCAGGGTCCGTTTGGATTCCGCTTCTACCGCTTCACCCTCGACTACCCGCAGGTCGAGCTCCGCATCGTCACCCACCGCATGTTCGACGACATGCTCGCCGCCCACAAGGCTGCTGGGTTCGAGACCGCTGGCCGCATGATGTGGGCGATCGATTGGCAGAATGTCTATCAGGGCATCATCGATTCCAACTCCGTCACCAACAAGACTGGCGACCTGAAGCAGCTTGCCGCTGTGGATGACTCGTACAGCTGCGTGATGAAGGTGCCGAGCCGCACCACCAAGCTGACCAGCACCACCTACACGGCGGTTCTGGAAGCCGAGACTACCAGCTTCGTGCTGGAGAACCTCGGACCTGCTGCGCCTATCGGCAACAGCACCAACAACGGTTCGTACTACGTCTAATCCGTGAATGCACAGGGCGGGTGGGTCTAACGGCTCACCCGCCCTTTTTGTTGGATGACTTTCGGTTGCGGCCAAGAACCCCCTGATCAAAATCTCGCCATGCGGTACTTTGGAAAATCTCTCGTTTACAACACCATCCAATCAAACGACGGGCGCACCATCCCGTTCATTGAGGGTGCTGCTGGCATCGGCCTGCTGGCCACAGAGGACGCGGTCTTCGTCGCTGAACTCGAGCTCCGAATCCGCGAAAAGCGCGGCGGAATCTGGGAGATGACGCAAGAGGTCCACGACGAGGAGTTAAAAAAAAAGAACGCCTCGCAATCGCTGCTGCCGTCGTTAACCAGACAGGGTCTGACTCTGGCGGTGGTTCAAGCTCAGGCACAACTCCAGTCAGGCGATCCTGCTGTGGTCGCGGCTCCCGCACCTGAGAAGCCCAAGCAGTCAGAACAAGCCCCAGCCGCTACTACTGACGAAATCAAGGTTTCGAGACCGACCGTCGGAAAACTCAAACGCTAAAACAGATTCCGTCCCATGAGCGACATCCAAGCCAACCAACTCGTTGCAGCCAAGTCTGGTGCCATGTCTATCGGTGGGATGGTCGCCATGGCGGTTTCGCACATCTTGAGCCTGCCAAGCTGGGTTCAGATGGCTGCAGCGGTTGCCACAATGTGTGCGAGCTTCTATGCCATTCGATTGAGTCGAGTGAATATCAAGAAGGTGGAAGCTGAGCTAAAGATACTACGAGCCAAAGCTACCCAGCTTGGGGTATCAATAGACGACTGATGAAACCGTTTTTAATCACACTGCTTCTGTTCATCGCTGGTTGCGGGGCATTGGTGCCAAGCACTGCCAAGCGAACGTCGTCCACATCGGAAGCTGCTGCTTCTACCCTCAAGGGCTCTGAGCAGTTCTCCAAGATCGTTACTGGGCAGAAGTCTGATCCTAAAACGGCTACGGAGTTTCACGTTGGAGGTCTTGGAAACAAAGTGAGTGTGACGATACCCAAAGAGCCAGAGCAGGTTTCTGCGCCTCCTCAGGTTACGATGGTGACAGTTCCAGTTGTCCAGAAAGAGGTGGCACCCAAAGCTCAACCACAGGAACAGCAACCGTACAGGGAGGAGATCCACTACTCATCAAACGTGGATGCCACCGACAAGGAAAAGACCACTGAGTCCACCTCCAAGTCAGTCTCGATCCCGCTTGGTGTGAACCTCATCCTGCTTGCAGCCGGAATACTTGCCGTGATTTTCGCCATCAACAGAGCACGCAACTCCAGTCTGGCGGTCAACGCTCTCTACCAGACGTTCGACTCCGCACTCGCTGGACAGATCAGGAGTGTTCGTGAGCGCGCCATTCTCTCGACGGACAACCAGACCATCAGCATGCTGAACGCCCAGATCGCCGATCTCGAGGCGCAACGCGGAAGACTCGCACGATGAACTTTTCCCAGTATTACGCTCAGATCAGCGCCGCCGTCTTTCCTGAGGGCGAGGCTGAAAACCTTGTCCACGTTCACAAGCTGGCCGTGAAGGATGCGCTCATCGACATCCAGACCAAAATCCCGTGCCTGCGGACCAATCACGCTGATTACGTTGGTCAGTCCTCCACGCTGTTCCATTGCGGTGCCAGCACGTTTGACACTGTGGATGGCAACATCGAGCGGGTCTACACGTCGGCGCTCGACGGTGGATGCGATCCTGTTGAGGCTATGTTTGTGGACCACGAGCGCATGCTCGACATGATTCACAGCTACCGCTGCTGTCTTGCTGGTGATGCTTACGGGATGACGCCGCGTGCTCCCAACGACGCGGTTGGTGCTCCGGTGTATGCACCCGGAAGCGCGAGCACTGACAAGGGGTATCGGACTGGACCCGACGCGCTCTATTGGTCCATCAATCGCGGCACCGTCTACGTGTTCCCGTCGATTGAGAGCACTGAACAGATCGTTGTTGAGTGGAACGGCATTCAGCGCACGTTCATCGATGCTACGGTGATTCCTGTGACGTTCGAGAGCCGTGATGTGATGAACGCTGTCGAGGTCTACTTGGACGCTCAGGTGGCTCGCCGTGAGACCAAGGACATGAGCGACTACCAGACAGCCAACTCGCTGTACACGAGCGCGATTTCACAGTTGGTCTACGATTGCCGTAAAGCCCAGCAGGCAGTGCGTAGTCCCAAGGTGATGCCTCCCGATGTATGCTGACAGTCAATGTTCGTCCTCCGCTCGCATCTCATGCCCGTCTGTCCGGTAGACCGCTGAGATTTTTTACACTAACAGCAGATCCAGCCAGCGGTTACGGACGCCTTGCTGAAGCCTGTATGCAGGCTCTCAACATGGTTCACGTCTCACCGACTGATTATCCTGACTTCGTGCTGTCAGACCCGAGCAATGTCGCGGTCTCTCCAATCCGTTTCACGATGTGGGAGCCAACACAGCTTCCGCCAACTTGCATGGGGTTTATGACTGCCAAGGCGATCATCGTGCCGTGCAAGATGAACGTGCGTGTTTTCAGGTCCAGTGGCTACCGTGGATTGATTCACAATGTTCCGCTTTGGGGTGAAGCCGCGTGGTCTCCAATGCCGTCTGACGACGTGTTCAAGTTCATTTGCATCGGAAGGGACAACTCTGTCCGATCTCGGAAAGGGATTGATGAACTCATTGAGTGGTTCGGATTGGCGTTTCCGACGGAGAGGGATGTGAGACTGACGGTTAAGAGCAGCCCGCATTGCCCACGCAGAGAGCCGTCAGATCAGCGTATTACCGTAATCCGCGAGGACTTCACTAGGCCCAAGTATGAGGAGATGCTTGCCGCTCATCACTGCGGTGTATTCCTGTCCGGTCTGGAGGGGTGGAACTTTCCAGCATGCGAACTTATGGCGGCTGGTCGCCCGTCGATTATTGTTCCATGGGGCGGACCAGCAGACTTCACCACGCCTGAGACATCGTGGCATCTTCCGTACACAATGGTCCAAGCGCCAAGCGACATCCCGTACTTGGGGGTTGGTCAGGGTGCCAAGCCAACCAAAGACGGCGTCATCTGGGCGTTGCGCGATGCGTACAAAAATCGAGATCTCGTGCGCGATAAAGCGGTCAGGTCTTACGAGATGTCGATCAAGTTCACCAAAGCCAAGTTCATGGAACGACTACGTGTTGTCGCACTGGACATTCTCAGTAGTGTTTGATCCATGGCATCCAACGCCAAGGCAACCCTGATCAAGAGGTTGGCATCGACCCCCGGAAGGGGGAACGGTGCCAATACCGGCTTGGGGACCGCTGACGTTGTCATCCCAGAATTTCCGCAGCTTCCGCAGAAGCTGAACGACGCAACGGTCAGGGAGTTCTCGGAGTCCATAAACCGGTGGCGCATCAGTCTTCAGGCGCAGTTCCCCGTCCCGACTTCGCAAACGTCAGTCGTTACGGAGACTCAGGCCGCTGACGTTTCCGATCAGATTTCCAGCGCGATTCAGTCAGCGGTTGCCAGCATCAATTCTCAGATTGATTCACTCAACCAGTTGATCGTGTCGAACACGACCAATCTGCAGAGTCAGATAGACGCCATCGACACAAGTGTTGGCGAATCGCTCACAGCCGACGATGTTAAGCTGATAATCCAAAGCGCCCGATACGTTCACAATCAAGGCGTTTCGGCATCTACATGGACGATCAACCATAACCTCGGGTGGTATCCGTCTGTCACAATCGTTGATCAGTCAAAGAACGTCTTCTATGGCGATGTGAATTACATCAACCAGAACTCACTCACGGTCTCTTTTTTCGCTGAGTTGTCCGGTACAGCATACCTAAATTAGGAGTTAACATGCCCAAGTTTCTATCCATCATCGACATGTCGAACCTTGAGATTGTCAATCTCAAGATCCACAACAGCCCTAGTGCCCCATACAATGCGAACACTGGAAAAGGATCGCTGTGGATGGACACGGCGAGCAACCGTCTCAACTGGAGCGACGGCATTAACTGGCGAGCCATTTTCCCGTTCGACACGCTTGCAAACGGCAATACCGCCGTTCTTCGAGATGGTGCAGGGGGGTTCTCTGCTGGAACCATTACAGCGACATTGTTTGATGGCACGGCGACTCAGGCCAATAAGCTGACAAACGGAAGGGCCATCGGAATCACCGGTAAGGCCACTGCTGCTGGCGTCTCATTCGATGGCACTGCGGCAATCAATCTAAGCGTCACGGCGCTGTCGGTTGTTCCCGGTGAAATTACTCTGGCGAACAACCAGATCATTGTTGGCAATGGCAGCGGTGTTGGCGCTGCTGTCGCCAAGAGCACGCTCCTGTTGTCTGAGCTTGGCGCACCCACGTCTTCTGTAGCGTTTGGTGGGCAGCGCATTACCGGGCTCGCTAATCCGACTGACGATCAAGATGCGGCAACTAAGCTGTACGTCGATCAGACCGCTCAGGGGTTGGACCCTAAAGGGTCGTGTCGAGTCGCCACAACTGCAGACCTAGGCGGAACCTACAACGGCATCAACAAGACGATGACCGGGCCTGCGGCTCCCTTAATCATCGACGGTGTCACGCTTGCTGTTGGCGAGCGAGTGTTGGTAAAGAACGAGACCACTGGCGGTGGCGCTTCGGAAAACGGTATCTACACCGTTACCAACGCCGGCACATATAGCGTTGCGTGGGTGCTTACTCGCGCTGTCGATTTCAACACGAGCGCCAAAGCGACGCCAGGTTCGTTCACGTTCATTGAGGAGGGAACGACCAACAAAGACACCGGCTGGGTAATGACCGCCGACGCCCCGGTCGCGCTCGATACAACCCTGCTCACTTGGACCCAGTTCTCTGGTGCTGGTTCGTACACGGCTGGTCGCGGCATTGTTCAGAACGGTTCTGTTTTCAACTTCGCTCAGAACACAGACTACACCACCAACTCAATCCCGTATGCCACTGGAGCGACGACGATTGGGTTCACGGCTGCTGGAACTGCACATCAAATACTCCGTGTTCCCGCTGGAGGTGGTGCTCCTGCGTTTGGCGCTATCGATGTCAGCGCAACTGCTGCTATCGTTGGAACCCTCGCTGCTGCTAACGGCGGCACCGGGCAGTCGTCATACACCATTGGTGACATCCTCTACGCAAGCGCAGCCAACGCGCTTTCGAGGCTCGCCGATGTGGCTGTTGGGAATGTGCTGATCTCTGGTGGAGTAGGTGTAGCTCCTAGCTGGAACAAAGTCGGGCTAACGACTCACGTCACCGGTATTCTGCCTCTCGCAAACGGTGGTACTGGTCTTTCCTCGTGGACCACAAACGGGGTGTTTTATGGTGGCGCTTCCGCAATGGGCCAGACAGCTGCACCATCCTCTGGCCAGCTGCTCGTTGGAAACGCAAGCGGAGTTCCGACGTTCGTTGGAATGTCTGGTGACGCGACTCTTGCTGCGGCCGGCGCAATCACTATCGCCGCAAACGCAGTCACCTACGCGAAGTTCCAGCAGATTACCGGCCTGTCGGTGTTCGGTAACTCTGGATCAGCGGCCGCAAACGGTGGCGCGATCACCGGCACAGCATATCAGGTTCTGCGTGTTAATGATGCCGGCAACGCCCTGGCGTTCGGAGCAATCAACATTGCAAACGGAAATGCTGTCACAGGTGTCCTTCAAGGATCTAACGGCGGCACTGGAACCGCATACGTTCAGTTCACCACTGGTGGAACGACGCTGCGCACATACACGCTTCCAAATTTTAACTGTGCGCTTCCAACCGCTTTCAGTGGAACTTTTACCGGAAATAACACCGGAAATGTGTTCGATGCTATTCACAACAGGGGCACCAAGCTGGTTGTCATTTCGCTGACCGACGCAAACGACAACGTCGTTTATGTGGACACAACCATCATTGACGTAAATACCGTTCGCTTCACTTTTGCCGTCGCTCCTGCAAGCGGAGCAGTGTATCGCTGGACCATCATCGCTTCCTACTAATCCATCTCCATAATGAAGTACGAGAGCCAACTGCAGATCACCACCGCAGCGGCTGTTCCCCCGCTGACGGTCAATCAGACTGCGCTAGTCACCAATTTCAATGCCGACCTGCTCGATGGGCAGCATGGCGCGTACTACGCGACGGCAGCGTCGCTTGGCGGCTACCTACCGCTCACGGGTGGTACGCTGACAGGCACGCTGACTGGAACGGTTGGCATCTTCACAACGCTCAGGGCGAGCGAGCTAACCAGCCTCCTCGGATCGAACGGCCCGATCACAATCACACCAGATGGAACCGGCCACGTTCACATCAACTCGACGGACATCCGTCTTGGCCCCAACAACACAAACGCCACCCTCGCGACTCGCGGAACTGGCGACCTGATCCTCAGGACGAATGAGGGGTCAGCTGTCGAGGGGTCGATCAGGATCTACGACGGCGCGAACGGCAACATCGAGATCACTCCGAATGGCACCGGCACAGTTGTGGTTGGTAAGCTGTCTGGATCGACCGCCTCGTTCAGTGGTCAGATCACCAGCACGGTTGCTACGGGAACTGCGCCGCTGGTCATTACGAGCACAACCGCTGTCACCAACCTCAATGCGGATCTTCTGGACGGACAGCATGGGTCGTACTACCAAAACGCTGGAAACCTGAACGCTGGAACCGTGCCATTGGCTCGGCTTTCAGGGTCTTACAATATCGACATCACCGGCTCTTCTGCGTTCGTTTTTGTCAATGACACGCGAAGCAGTGTAACTGGTCCTCAGACTGGGTATCGGCAGGTTCGAGCAGACTTCCTAAACAACTCCACAGATGGTCTCAGCGATGGTGGAACCTATCACGGCGTCCTGACGTTTCAACAGTGGGCAGACTCTTCGGGTGGTGGCACACGTCAGCTTGCGTTTACAGACAACGACAATCTTTGGATTCGAGGAAGCGGCACTGGTCTAACGTCGTATAACCCGTGGAAACTGGTGCTCAATAGCGTCAACTACTCCACCTATGCACTGCCTCTGAGTGGCGGAACGCTTACCGGCCAGCTGTTTTCAAACTCAAAGATCGAGACAACTGGAGTAGTCACTGGATCGAGCTTCAGTGGAGCAGGTACTGGACTCACCGGCACTGCAGCATCACTTACCGCTGGCGCTGTGCCGTGGACTGGAGTCACTGGTAAGCCGACAACGCTTAGCGGTTACGGAATCACCGATGCTCTCCCGCTTACAGGCGGCACGTTGACAGGTGGATTGAGCGGGACCACGGCGTCGTTTTCAGGGGCGGTTTCAGCCCCTCAATATGCTTGGGCGTCGAGCAAGGGGTACGAGACAAGCAATAGTGAGTACTCTGGCCCTAGGACTCTGTTTGAACTGGCATACGCACTTGCTCAAGCGCATGGATCGAACGACGCATTCAGATACAAGACCGTTCTAAATCGCCAGTCATGGAATGGTTCCGCGTGGGTCACCGACAATTCAACGGCATGGACCAACACGCTGACTCCTGACGGTGGCGGCACAACAGTGATCACTCAAGCAGAGTACGCTGCAGGGACGACAAGGAAGCGTTTCACGATCGACGTTGGTGGTGATTGGCAGAGAGCTAACCTGATATTTGTACAGCGCGGGTGGAACCAATCTGACTGGGCATTTTCACTAGAGGTTGAGCGAAGCACCGACAACGTCAACTGGACCTCTGATGGCGTCCAGAGTGTTCCAAACGGACCGGGATTGGCGTACTTCTCTCAAGCCGACACAGGTCAGGCGAGATGGTTTCGGATCACTGTAGCAGCCACGCAGGTGATTACAGCGGGCGGTCTAACAATCATCCGTGTAATGGCTCTAGGGCCTCGATACGCGACTGTTCACCCGTTCACGGTTGACTACAGCAGGAACGTCTCGTTTGCCGCTGGAATAACGATTGCAAATCCGATCACCAGCACCGTAGCGACCGGCACTGCGCCTCTGGTTATTACGTCCACGACTGCAGTCACAAACCTCAACTCCGACCTTCTTGACGGTCAACACGGATCCTATTTCGAGGGCCGCGACACTACGGCAGTTGGGTTCTCTGCAGGCACACTGACGCTCACTAGGACTACTGGCAACCTGACTGTCAGTCTCGATGGTAGATACCTACCGTTGGCCGGTGGAACACTGACGGGTGGGCTATCTGGAACGACCGGATCTTTCAGCGGACAGATCACCAGCACGGTCGCAACTGGCACCGCTCCGTTCGTTGTCACCAGCACAACTCAGGTCAACAACCTTAACGCCCAGTTGCTCGGAGGCCAGCTTAGTACGTATTACGCCGCCGCTTCTTCTCTGGCCAGCTATCTGCCGCTGTCTGGTGGTCAGATGACTGGAGCGTTGACGTTGCACTCGACAGGGACCAACGGGTTTTACAACGGCACTGGGGATGCGGCCACTTACGCCCTCTACAACCTCAAGCTAGGCGGGTGGAACGGCATGGCGCTCGAGAACCTGGCCCCTGGAGGAACATATCCGTCCCAGGTGGTCGGCGTCATCGACTTCCGCAGCGGCACGATCGACATGAAGGGCGGATTCAAGGTGAGCGGGGCTTCCGTCATCACCGAGAACCAGAGCATCACGATCAGTGGCGACGCGAGTGGATCTGGAAAAACTGCAATCAACCTGACTCTTGCAAGCGTTGGTACTGCAGGCACGTATCGATCAGTCACAACCGACGCCAAGGGCCGCGTCACTGCTGGCACCAATCCTACCACACTGGCTGGTTATGGCATCACTGATGCATTGCCGATCACTGGCGGCACGCTGACTGGATTGCTGAATGCTGGTCAGGGCATTCTAGCTCCTGGTGCTGACATCAACTATGCCGCCGCTGATGGATGGACGGCTGGAACAGGGGATGGCGTCGGGTATTACGGAACCAACTTTGCGGCCAACGGAAACACTGCAGCCGAAAACACGCGCTCCTACAAGGACACGCCGTATGCGTCTCCAGGACTTATTTGGGCGACTACAAACAACGACGCAACATCTGACGCTGATGGTGGCTGGAACAAGGACATCAACGGACTCACCGCAAACAAGTCGTACCGATCGATTGTGTGGGTCAGGCGCAGCAGCGCATCGACCAATGGGCAGTTCTATCATGGGTGTTCATCTGGTTCGACTTTGAACTTGGACAATACGGCGAACACCAACCCGTATTTCGGCAACTTCACAATTAACACCTTCACTCAGTCGAAGTGGTATCTTTCTGTCGGTTACGTCCACGCCAACAACGATGGGTCCACGACGAGCTACGGCGGTTTGTATGACGGTGAGACAGGGCAGAAAGTCCTCAACTACACTGACTTTAAGATGGCGGCTGGAGCACAGGCTCAGACGCATCGTGTTTATCTCTACTACTCAACCGATCCTGCGGCGCTACTAGACTTCTGGGGTCCGCGTTTCGAGGAGGTTGATGGAAATGAGCCGAGTGTTGGGGCGTTGCTCGGGTTCCTGCCTTCCCCTCGATTCACCGGAACCCCGACGGTCAACGGAAACACTGTCATTCATGCAGGAAATTACACGTCCTACCCAGACGCGACTAAACTTCCGTTGACTGGTGGTGCACTTACCGGAACGATTTCAATCGACACATCAGGGTCTACCGCTCTTGTTAGCTCGGTCATTATCAAGCGGAGTGGTCAGTCGGCATTAAACTTTGGTCAGTACACTGGTCAGTGGCGTCCTGCACTCCAGATCCAAAGCAACGCAAGCGACCGACTACTGTTTTTGGCTCCTCCCGAGTCGGACTTTCAGTTCGGACTCCTGCGCTCTGCAAACGGTGGTCTAAAGATCGATGTCGGCGGCACCACGGCCAACACTGGTGTAAATGCTATCACGATCGACACCGCGGGTACGGCAAATTTCCCGGTTGGATTACAGCAGAATGGAAGTGCGGTTCTCACCGCTGCGAGCACCAGCGCACCTAACCTGAGCGTCGGTGGAAGCGCAGGTTCAGTTGCCTGGACAGGAGTCACTGGGAAGCCAACGACGCTTTCTGGTTATGGAATCACTGACGCTCTACCACTGAGCGGAGGCACGCTCACTGGAGGTCTGATCGGAACATCCGCTAACTTCAGCGGCACGTTCATTCAGACTGGAGAGGCGCTTGCGGTAGATGCTTGCGCCATTGTTCACAACTCCAACGTAGAGTCCTATTACCAGTTGAGCCGACGCCTTCAGGCGTTCAGCCATCTTGGCTCTACGACCACACTTGAGATCGAGGCCGTCACTCTTGGTGGAGGTAACTACAACGGTGAGGCTCAGCGGACCACTTGGCGCATATCTTCGCGAGGCGCTTTGTACGTCACTCGACACGATGAGCATGGCGGAGTTGGTAAGGTGTCTCTTAAGATCCTGAACGACACAGCGGTTCCTGACGCCAACGGACAAGACGCCAAGTACGTCGTTGGTCTCGTTTGCGGAAACACTACCGACTTCGTCATGGTCTGGATGCGTGCTCGGTTCCTTCAGGACTCGGGCACCAGCCGTTGGGTAACCATCGCACGTCTCGCCACCGCCACACCGAGCACGGTGTCTGGATCGGCGATGACGTACTCGTCGGGGTGGATCGCGAATACCGGGTTCACGAACACCTCGTTCACTGAAGTTGTGCCGGCAGGTAAATTTGCGGCGTTGGCTCTGACTGGAGTGCTGACATCCACGGTCGCCACCGGAACGGCTCCCTTGGTAGTGGCCAGCACGACTGCTGTTGCGAATCTGAACTCCGACCTTTTGGACGGTCAGCATGGTGCGTACTACCAAGACGCTGGAAACCTGAATGCGGGTACAATCCTTGCAGCGCGAATGCCGGCATATACCGGCGGAGACGTTACGTCTCCTGCTGGTTCTGTTGCTCTTACACTGGCAAACAGCGGCGTGACGGCTGGCACGTATCGTTCGGTAACCGTTGACGCCAAGGGCCGCGTCACTGCGGGAACAAACCCGACTACGCTCGGTGGGTACGGGATCACTGATGCCCTCCCTATCGGAGGAGGTACGCTTACAGGAAAGCTATCAATCAACAGCACTGGAGCGTGGAATGACGCTCAAGCTCTGCTTACCGTTGGAAGCGGTGGAGATGGGCGGATTCAGGTGCGACACATCTGGGGCAAGAGTGCTGCGAACAACAACGCAGACCATCTCTGGCTAAACTATCAGAACGCAAATGGACACGTTCAGATTGGTGACAGCGGCGGCGGAAACAACCTATACGTTTCAGGTCAGCTTTATGCGGGTGGATACTTTGGCGGAAGTCTTGTGCTCCATGCTGGTAACTACGGAGCCTATTCTACGTTCACGGGAACGGTTACTGGAACCAACTTTTCAGGCCCCGGAACTGGGCTGACAGGAACTGCGGCGAGCCTCACTGCTGGTGCAGTTCCATGGTCAGGCGTGACCGGAAAGCCGACGACACTGTCCGGTTACGGAATCACCGATGCGATGTATCAGGTGGACCCGAACGGGTTCACACAGGGCGACATCAACGGGTCTGGAAATATGCAACGCCTGTGGGGCACAGACTCGGTCCAAAACCTCATAGCGTTCAGGCCGCCAACTACTGTCGAGTACACCACGGACAACGTGAACTGGGTCGCAACCACGATCAGCAATGACGTGTTTGACGGCAAAGTGTTCGGCAAGTGGGCTGGGTTCAACATGAACGTCGGGTCCAACATCGGAGCTTGGACCAAGGTTCGCATGACGTGGGTCAACTTCGGGTATCACTTCTTCTCCCACTTCACGCTGTGCCATTCAACCAACGGTCACTCGATGAACTTCGTGTTCTACAAGAGCGACCTGAGTGGCGTCTTTTCATCTGAGGCATACCGAGTCAACGGCATTTCCTCTTGGCCTGGATACACGTTCACATCGCACGTAAACGTCAGTGGTTGGTGGGATACTCGCGACGTGCGTATGGTGTTTGAGTTGAACGGGAACAACGGCCCGTCTGGGTATCCGAACAACGCGATTTCGATCGGTCACATCGGAATCATGGGCGGGTACTCCTCGTTCAATCGCGTGTTTGACTGGGACGGAAACAGGAACATTACGCTGTTTGGAAACCTGACGCTTCCAGGAAATGTCAGTGCCACTGGAACTGTGTCTGGCTCCAGCTTCTCTGGTGCCGGAACGAACCTAACTGGAACGGCCAACAGCCTGAACGTTGGTGGTTACTCTGCTCGATGGGCGACCGGCCGCACGATCGCACTGACCGGAGACGTGACGGGCACGAGCGGCGCATTTGATGGGACAGCAGCGTTGTCGTTCGGTGTCACGATCGCCAACTCGGCGGTGACTTATGCGAAGATCCAGAACGTCGCTGCCGCGAGCGTATTGGGCAATAGCAGTGCATCAGTAGCTCAAGCGCCAGCGGCACTGTCCATGGCAACACTGGCTGGGATGCTGAGCAACCAGGCGATGAACATCAACGGCAGCGCCACCTCGGTGCCGTGGTCTGGTGTCACTGGCAAACCCACCACTGTAACTGGATACGGCATTACGGACGCCATGAAGATCTTTGGCGCTCCTGGTGTAGATCTCAACACGCTGACCACTGCTGGTGTCTACCGGATCAGCAACACTGAGGCGAATCGGCCGAATGACTACGGTCAGCTTCTAGTGATGTACGGCGGCAGCGACACGATCACACAGATCTACGGACATTACGCTGATGGAACACTCAAGACACGTAGTGGAAATCCCACGAACGTGGGCGGTAGCGGTACTTACACTGCGTGGAGGACATTACTTGCTGATCACAACTATTCTAATTACGCGCTTCCGCTATCAGGAGGAACTCTCACTGGAGCTCTAACATCAAACTCCAAGTTCGAGACAACCGCTAACGTCATTGGTGGAAACTTCTCAGGACCAGGAACTGGGCTCACAGGCACAGCAGCGAGCCTAACCGCAGGCTCTGCAAACGCGATTGCTGATGGAGCGGTCTCGACCAGCGCCAAGATCGCTGCGTCGGTCGTCACATACGCAAAAATCCAGAACGTCTCGGTCTCGACGGTTCTCGGCAACAGCAGCGCCTCGGTGGCTCAGGCCCCTGTTGAGATCAACATGGCTTCTCTGGCGGGAATGCTGAGCAACCAAACGATGAACATCAACGGTTCATCGGCTTCCTGTACTGGAAACGCAGCAACTGCCACAAACGGGTTTACAGTAAAGCCTGTATGGGCCGGTGCTCAGAACCTCATCGCTGATCTCGCGAACTTCAACAACTCGGTCCCGTCTGGGTTTTATCAATATTCTGGAGCGACCAACTCTCCGACTGCAACGTGGTACAACCTAATCAACGTCAGACACAGCAACACTGGAAATGACCATGGATTCCAGTTGGCGATGAGCTACTACGACGAGGTTCTTTGGTCTCGAACGTATTCAGGAGGAACCGGCGCTAATAACGGCACGTTCACGACATGGAGGGCTCACCTACACAGCGGGAACTACAGCAGCTACGCCCTGCCTCTGGCTGGTGGAACTCTTACTGGAGCACTGAATTCTAACTCGAAGATCGAAACTACAGGTAACGTCATCGGAGGAAATTTCAGCGGTCCAGGAACTGGTCTTACTGGTACTGCTGCAAGCCTGAGCATCGGAGGCAACGCTGCAACCGCAACATCATCGCCGCTGCTGTCTGCTCTCTCCAACTACGTTTGGTCAGCATCCACGCTTCCTCAAGGTTACAACCAGGGAATCCAGGCGTCGTTTGTCTCAGCATCACAAGGATTTCAGAACTACGGATCATTAGTCACCGTAAACACCTACTCTGCCGGCGGTGGGGCATTGCAGCTATACGTCCCGTACAGCCCGACGTATGGCGGCACTGGACTCCAGGTCCGATTCGGGAACTACGACGTATCGTCAGGAAATTCGTGGACCTCATGGAAGACACTGCTCGCGAGTGACAACTACACTTCCTACACGCTTCCTCTGACAGGTGGGACGCTCACTGGAGCCTTGACTGCCACCAGTTTCTCGGGCGCTGGTACGGGCCTCACAGGCACGGCTGCGAGCTTAAGCATCGGAGGCAGTGCTGGCTCAGTTGCAGCAAGCGGCATCACCGGCCAGACTGGAATGTGGACATCGGCTGCTAGACCTGGCCCGTACCGTCTCTACCGCCGAGATGTAAACGATGCGTACAGCGTCCAGAATTACTGGACCGGGACGTACTGGAGACTGGATGGGTACTACAGCAACGACACTGTCCACGCTGGCTGCAGCGTAGCTTATGCGGACACGGCTGGGAGTGTCTCAACGATTGCTGATGGCGCTGTTTCAACCACAGCTAAACTAGCTAACAGTGTTGTCACTTATGCTAAGATCCAGAACGTCGGAGCGTCATCGGTGCTTGGCAACACGAGCGCATCGGTGTCACAGGCTCCGCAGGAGATCACGTTCGCCAACCTCGGGCCGTACATCAATGGTGTCGCCCGTGCGTGGGTTACGTTCAACGAGAACCCGTCCACTGGAGCGATCACGATCAACGCGAGCTTGGGCATCTCAAGCGTCACCCGCATCAACTACGGGCAGTATCGAGTCAACTTCAGCACCGCGTTTGCCGACGCGAACTACGCGGTGTCTGGAACGATCGGCTACGAGTCCAACGGTGGGTATCTCTACGGCGGATTCCTGAACATCCCTCGCGTTGCCACGCCAAAGACCACCACCTACTGTGAGGTCACTGCGAGCTACGGTGACGGCAACACGTACAACGCTCGCTTCGTCCACGTCGTATTCGACCGATAACCCATGAAAGTCATCGTCTTCACTGGAGACACCGGGAATGCCTGTGTGCTGACCCCTGTCTACCCGCCAGACCTAACCCAAGAGCAGGAGGCCGAGTTCCTTGCCCAACGTCAGCAGCGCGATATTCCGCCGTTCGCAGACGGAACTTTACGCCAGTCGTTCATCAAGGACTCTGATTCGAGCGAGGTGAAGGCGATGACACACCTGTTCAGTGCGTGGAGAATCGACAGCGTCGGCAACATCACACTGGACAGAGCGGCTGCCGAGGAACTTAAGAGAAGTCAGTTCCGAGCACTACGGAAGCCGCTTCTTGAGAAGCTGGACGTGCAGTTCATGCGTAGTTTAGAGGAGGGTAATACCGCTCAACTTGCGGAGATTGCCGCCAGCAAGAAAACTCTCCGCGACGTTACGTTGATCGATCTTTCGCCATACGATACACCGGAGACACTAAACGCCTTCATACCCGAAGTGCTCAAACAAAACTGATATGCAACAAAACTACCGCCAGATTGAGCCGGCCCCCGTGCTGGACAAAACCGCCAACGCCATCTCGGTTCCCTACGTGAACGTGCAACTGTTCCAGTCTTGCACGGCCCAGTACGAGGTCCGACAGGTCACCGAAATCCCTCCCCTGCCGGACGGTCAAGTCCTCCCCGCATTCTGGGGTCCGGTCTTGATGAATGGCAGCATCACCCTGAGCGGTGAGGACTACACCTCTTGGGGTGAGGACGACAACTACCTCTACGAGAAGATTGCCGAGAAGCTGGGCCTGACGCTGATCCCGCTCCCGACCGCTTGACACATCGAGTCCGGTGTTGTACACCTAAATCCGCATGTCTGACACCACCGATATCGTCTCGAAGATCAACACTGAGCGGGATCTTGTTCTGAGCAACATTCAGCAGCTTGAGCAGAACATCAACATCTTGACTCAGCAGCTGAATCAGTCCCAACAGAACTTGGTTGCCTCCAAGGGCGCTGTCATGGGTTTTGATCGGCTCCTGTCTTCGTTGAGCCCGAACACTCCCCCTCCGACTGAGGGCGCTGAGATTCCCGTCTAACC